ATATTCGAGCCCGACACTCCGGTATTTTGTCCGTCTGCTCCTACATAAGTTCTTCCTAACGGCCCTGAAAGATTCAATGTATTTCCATCTAGAGAACTAATAATCAAACCGTTACCGCTAGCATCTGATAGAGCCATGTTCTGTTGAACACCTGTCAGATCTACCAATGTTAATGAGGTGCTAGATACACTGCTTACATTGGTTTTTACATTAGCACTCACAGTGTTGCTTCCAACGGAACCGGATATTGATGTGCCAGCTATAATGCTAGGTGATCCAGAAATAGGCGAACCTGGCGTGGGGGCGGACCCTGTGTATGCAATAATAGAACTGCCTGATGTTGAAATAAAACGTGTTTGCACGGTCTGTTCAGATCCATTGCTAAACACAGAAAAAGTGGGTTGACCTATCGATGCGCCTGTGAAAAATGCTGCTTGCCTAATCTGCACAAATGATGTATACAAGTTGTCATTAGTCGAAGTGCCTACTCTAGCAGAAGCATAGTATGTAAAACTCACAGAACTAGGAACATTATAAACTAAAAAACTTCCTTCTGCTCTTGCAAATCCAGAAATAGCAGCATTCAGTCCTTTGACTGTGATAGGTTGGCCAGCTGAAAAACCATGTGTGCCTGAAGTTGTTACAGTAATCAGTGAAGATCCAAAACTTCCAGTGCCCACTGAAGCATCTGTGCCCACAGCAATCACCGAGAGGTCAGTGCCGGGGATTTCATACAGACTTGGGTATTGCCGTATCTGTCCCAATGCTTGCCATTTTGTAGGTTGTAGTCCGTACTCAAAGTCAGCATCAAGCATGGCCTGCGGAGCAGCTACACGCATGCGTTCTACAGCATCTGTGCCAAAGTCCCATGGTCTTATGGTTTGGTGTGATTCTTCTACAAATATTTGTATTGGCGCCGATGCTGATAAACTAGTGGTATCAACAGCAAAGTATACAGTAGTAATGGCATCGCTGGTCTGCCACCAGTAAGGAAAATCTAGATCACTTAACAATTCGCCGTTGCCGCTGCTTCTTCCTTGTTTCAGGCTCACTGTGATTGGTCTTGAAGAATCAGCAAAATTATATAGAATATTGCCAGTAGATGTATCTGTGATCAATAGGAATTCATCAACACTATAGTTTCCTATGACTTTTATCGAAGTAACTCCTGGCTCTTTTGCAGGCATGGCCGAGAGTCCATTTTGTATCACTGCGCTGAAAACAGACCAAAGTGTGGTATTTCGAGCAGATGCTCCTGTTTCGCCATTTTGAGGAACATTATTATTTGATAAAAACACCTGCGGCACAGCGGTTTGTGAATAGGAGGGGCTGACCACTGTATTTGTAAAAATAAAATTGTTTATAATATTTTTTAGATATGTTTGTCCGGCTATTTCAGGACTAACGTCGCCTCTAATTTGTGGTTCTCCGTCGATCCAAAAGTAATCAGCAATTTTTCGACACTGCACATTACCGCCGTATCTTAGATCGTGTGCTACAGCATCAATAAAATATCCAACGTCTCTTGTACATTTTTGTGAAGCATAGGTATACCCAACAAAAGGAGCAACACTATTAGCTATCTGATTGTTAATAAATGCCACTACCTGTGCTTGTAAAAAACCCTTATTGGCTAACAGTAATGCAACAGCTTTAGGGAAAAGATTATCATCTTTGCTAATACCCGGTTCGAATATATACTTTTTTATCTGCTTCTTTGCCATGTTTAATCCTTTAAGATCCTAATGCTATACTAAGTGCCGAAATTCTCGAATCTACATAATCTTTACGAGTAGCATGTCCGGCTAATGTAGGTGTATTTGTTATTGTTGCTGTTGCCATAGTAGCTGTTGTAAATCTTGCTTCTGCAGGTGTAATTAATCCTATTGTGGAGTTTTCAATAGATCCAAGATTTATATTGTTAACAACTACTCTGCCGTTGTCGATAGTTAAGAAATTGGTAGATGCTATACCGATGTATACATCACCGTCTACTTCTAGTCTGTTAAGTACCCCCAACCCTGTCAACGAACTATTTTTAATAAGAGGAGAAAGACTAATAGTCGAATCGGAGGTATCTAAAAGAGAAAATGGTTGAAGTGTATCGTCGTTACCATTAATATTGCTAATGATATTGAAATACAAAGTTCCATTTACTGTAGCATTGCCTTGAATTTGCAGATTTTCGGCCTGCAAGTTACCTGTATTTGAAACTGCAAATCCCGGACTCGAAAACCCAAAATTTGATTTTAAAGGAGAAAAATTAACACTCATTTTTATCTCGCGATATCAGTGATAGAGTGATAATAGTTACTACTAAATATCAACTTTTTTTCCGATGTTCCTATCGGAGAAGCTGCTAATTTTAATTTCGAATCATCAACTGTCACTATTAAATTTATTAAATCATTGCTTAGAGATGTTTTACCATACATAGTAATACTTGCTCTATCGAGCCCGGCTATCACTAAGCATTTGATTATTTCCTTTTCTGTAGGTCCGGCGTCTACACATATTGTGTATTCTGCTGCCATAAATTCACCCACATAAAACTCGTCGATGAGAGTATTATTACGTATCGTAATCCACGGTCCCTTATACGCAAGGTTAACTCCGTGATTAAACCGGAGTGTTCCTTTTAAACCTCGGAAAAAATATCTATCAAAGTTCATATCAGCCCAATATTATATTCTAATATTTAGCCAGATGTCGAAAAGCTCTCTTACCTATTATTAGCAACTTTAATCAATTTCTGGTATTCTGGCAGATACAGATATTCAATATCACTGTTAATTAGGGTATTGACAGCATCCTCCAGAGTTTCAACAAGAGGATCTCCTCCTAGATTAAAACTAGTATTAAAAATAATAGGACACCCAGTAGTTTCGTAGAATTTTTTAATCAATTTGTAATACAGAGGATTTTGTTGTTCAGTAACTGTTTGGATCCTACAGGTACCGTCAACATGGATTATTGAAGGAATTTTTTCTTCAACTCCCGGTTGACAGTTGACTGCATACATCATGTAAGGACTGCTGTCCATACCTCGAAGATCAAACCAATCGTGAACAAAGTCCTGTAAAATACTGCCAGCAAATGGGCGGAAATATTCCCTGTGTTTTACACTGTTAACAAAATCCTTGCCGTCGATAAATCTCGGATCAAATAGAATGCTTCGATTGCCTAATGCTCGTGGACCGTTTTCCGACTGACCTTGAAATAATGCCACAATATTCTTGTTTATTAAAAGATCAACAATGTCGCTGTCCTCCGCAGAAAGCAACTCAATTCCGTGGGTATCTTTGAATTTCTCTATGTCAAGGTCAGAATAATTGTACTGAAATCCCAGATATAATCCGTCACGAGAATAATCGATATTACTGCTAGGTTCTAGAGATTTATAAAACATCAAGGCAGCACCTATAGCAGTTCCAGCATCATTGGAAATCGGTTCTACATAGATCTCAATGCCTTCATCTTTTAACCCTTCGAGATAAAAATAATTAGCCACACAATTTAATCCATAGCCGCCGCTGATCACTACCTTTTTTTCACCTGTTCGAGCAACAGCTGATCGAATTAAATTAAGTACCTGTTGCTGAGTCTGTTTTTGACAAGCATAAGCCAAATCTCGTCTGTTTTCAAGCAAGGTTATGTCCCCGTTGTCTCCCCACACGGAAATACTTGGTGAATTGTCATTTAAATAGTCAAACAAACCTGCATTGACCACAGCACCGTTCGGGTAGGTAGGAACGATCAGATTTCTATTAGACAGTGCGTGACTAGAAGATTCATCAAATAATTCTGGAATTTGATCTGTGGGTTTTCCATATGGAAAAAGCCCCATGGTTTTTCCTGCTTCAATGCTCGACCAACCACAGTATTGGGTCACTGCTTCGTAGACCTTTGTGATTCCTGCTCTATCTGTGATCAAAGCTTCATGAACGCTGCCTGGTTCGTCGTAGATCGAGCTGTCGAAATCCTTGATATAAGCACCCGGATTTGGTCCCCTAAGACCGATGTGTTTATAAATCGTTTTAAAATTGTTTGGATATGAACAATCATAGACACTTTCGGTTTCCCAGCCTATTACGTTTTCTCCGTTGATTGTTAATGGAATAAATGTTCCAGCACCGTCAACGATCACAGCCGTGGCTTTATCGAAACCTGATCTATAAAATGCACAGGCTGCATGTAGTTTGTGATGTACATGGCTAAGGTCAACTACTTGTGGATGATTAAATGGTGATTCTTTTCTACTGATCAATCCTAGTTTTCTTGCAAGGCCGGTATAGACATCGTCGCCACTGAAATCGACCTTGCCTGCGGTGTCTGATAATTTTTGGGTGTGTGCTACAACAAGATAATCTATCTTATCTGTGTAGTCTAAAATCCTAAGCATGGCAGCATATGGCCCGCCGTCGTATTTGTGTCGACTCAATCTCTCTTCTTCTATGCTAAAGACGATCTTACCATTTTTAAGCAGGCACACACTGCTGTTGTGTCCTCTAGCGATAGCTGCTATCCAAATATCTTTGTTATTCATGATTTTCCTTTAAAATCCGTAATACATGCCAGGCCACCGAATTCGATCGATGAAACGTTCGGGGAATTGGTATGATCTTGCTAATAGATGCTCGAACGCTCTCTTATCTTGTTTCATTCGATTTTGAAGTTTATCAATAGATTCTCCAACTTCTTTTGATATACTGATAGTTTCATTCGAAATGTTCAATTTCTTTGTTAGTTCCTGTTCAATCCATAGCGTGTGTTGAGTGGTAGTGGGATGGATATCTAGGAATGTCTCTGCAGAAGAATTGTTAGTATCGATAAATTCAAAAGTTAAATCTGCATGCTGTTGACAAAATAATTCCATGGGCATTAACCAATGATCTGAATGTTGATTCCAGATTTTTTCCTGATAAACTCTCAACTCTGGTATGGTTTCCCATGCATGATCGACGACTTTATCTACACCGACTCGATTAAAAGGTTTTTCACCATATCCAGGCCCCTCTCTGAGATCCTCTCCCATGTTTCTTATATCTCCTATGCTGGTCATGTAATATGTACAACCTGTGGAGTCTAGAAGACCCTGTGTCAGTAATATATGATTCAGTGTATGCATGAGGTATGCTGGCTCATAGAAGAATGTTTCGATCCATTTTTTATCGTATAACTCGGCATTGATGTAATTAAAAACACTGCCGCCGGTTTTCCATCCTTGATTTCTTCCTCGGATATTACCAGGAGCCCACCAATCATTTCTAAGATGACTGCTCCATTGCACTATGACAATATCGTCTTTGCCAAAGTTATAGTTACAGTGTGCTTCTGCTACCCTCTCTGCGATGGCTCGATTACCAATACCGGTTAAACCCCAATTATAAGATTCCTCATATTCCAACCCTAGTAGGGTGGCATAAGTTGGCCAACTATAACTAGTGTAACTGCATCCAAAAGCAAAAAAACGTTTACTCATCTAAAATCCTATAACAGGCATCGGCCATTTCATTTTACCTAGATGTTCAGGGAACAAATCAGTGGTATACAATCCCCAAACAAAATCTTTTTTACTGTGTTTTGTTTTTTTATAAAATTCATCCACAATATCAGCAATTTCCTCCGATGCTGTGAAAGTGTCGTTTGATATCTTTAATTTATCCTTTAGTTCAGCCTGGCACCATAAAAGATGTTGTCGAGGAGTTGGATGAAGATCGTCTACATATATGTTTTTTCCATTGTCTGTGTTATCGTAGTAGTTATAGGTAAGATCCGTATATTTTTGAGCATGTACTTCCATCGGGGTCAGCCAGCGATCCTGATGTTTCTGCCAGATAGATTCTTCGTAGATTTCAAATTCTGGTATTTTTTTCCAGGCTAGTTTAACAGATCCGCGATCGAGTGGATTGGCTATATTTCCGGTTTCTCCATAATCGGCATTTGTTCTAAGATCCGAACCTAGATTTCGTAGATCCCCTATGCTGGTCATATACCAATCACATCCGATCCCTTGTAAAAATCCCTGAACAAGAGACACATGATTCAAAGTGTGCATGACATATGCTGGTTCATAGAAAAATTTTTCAATCCACTCGTTGTCATAGAGCTTTTGATTGATATAATTAAACACGCTGCCCGAGGTTTTCCATCGATATGGTCGATCTCGACAACTGTATGGGTGCCAAAAATCATTTCTTAAATGGCTGCTCCATTGTACTATAATAATATCATCTTTGGTGAATCGATGCCTGGCATGAGCTTCTGCGATTCTTTCTGCGATGGCTTTATTTCCCAGACCCTCGAGACCGTAGTTATATGTTTCGTCGTATTCAAAAGATAACATATTAGCCCAAGTGGGCCATGCATAGTGTGTGTAACTACAGCCAAAGGCGAAAAATCTCTGCATGTTAACAGGTAGGACATCCAGCAGGTGCAGTAGTAATAGATACCTCCGAATTGCCGGTAGGACTATTTTTAAATTTTTCTATGCCTTTTACTACCGATTCTACGATAACATCCTCAATCTTATCATTCATCTGCATGATGCCATCGTTGCCTCGATCAGCCACATCGTCCATGGTAATACGAATTGGACTGTATCTGCGTACCTGCCCGCCCATGTCTAATATATCAAATTTTTCATAATCGGGATAAGACACATTGACAGCAAATGTCGATCCTAACACCACTGTACCGGGTTTGTCGAGTGCCGCTGCTATGTGCTGTCCTACCGAATCGCAACCAAAGAAATAATCTGCCTGAGAAATAATCCCAGCCCATTGTCTCAGTGCAACGTTCTGTGGAATTGCTACTGGATCTTTACAACCGTGCTTGGCGAAATCAATACCAATTTCAGACATCAATATAACTGCATATCCTGCTTTTTGCAATTTTTTGACAATATTGATAACATGTGTGCCTTCAAAACTTCGACCTGAAAGATCGAAAATGATGTTGTTTTCTGCTTTTACTCCCCGACCAAATGGCTGGAAAACGATTACTTTTTCTTTTTTTGTTTTTTCTTTTACTTCTTTGACAATATTATAACCTAGGAATTTTTCATCGTTAGATAATTTTAAAAATGGTCTCTGCAGCTCTCTGATGCCTTTGTTATTGATGGCAATATCATAGGCCTGTGCAATAGAACATTTTTGGTTAAAATATTCCCAGATACGATAGGGTTCCGGTGTTTCTAGATCACAATTTATTAGTTTATCTTCAAAAAGATTTTTGTGCCAGTGATCGTATGCTCGTTCATGGAGAATAGGATGCCCTCTATAAAAATCAGCTCCGCCCTCGCATACTATGATAAAATCTTTGCTGGTTTCTTCTGCATATTTTTCCAATGCAGGTATAGAGCACAGTACTCGGCCTGCGCCGCCGTTGATAAAAAAGGCTTTGGTTCTTTCAGACATATATCATTCCTAAAATATTATAAGACACTATTAATTTAGCATCTTTTAAACTAGAGAACAATAGTCTTGAATTAAAAAAAGGACCCCAGGGTCCTTTTTATTATTCCGTGCTGTCCGGAGCTTGGAAGGGTTTTATTTTCCAAGGTTCTGTGATCGGCGTTCCGCCAGGTGCTGCTCCATGTGTCTGTGGAATATCTCTCAGAGCTTGTCTATACTGCTGCCATTGGGCTCTTAGATTTTCTGTCATGTCGCTTGCTTCTCGATGATCAGTGATGGCTAAACTCCTGTTTCGCCATTCTCTGATATCTTGCCATGTTATATGAGGTTTTTTCCATGGATAGGGTTTTACAAATTCTTGTGTGGTAGGATCATATTCGATTTCCAAAAACTCATAGGTATGATCGGGTGGAGGGACTAGAGGTCTTGTATATACAGTACCGTCAGGGAGAGTTTCTTCATGCTGATCCAATATAGCATAGTCTGGAATTTCATCAGCTCCCACCAAGCAAGCAATAAGAGGATCTTGATTACAGTCTATTTTTACCTTGATCTGATCTACGGGAGTTGGATATGTTTCTCCGTTCTCGTCCGGGGTCTTAAAGCTGCCATTTAATCTATTGGTCGCTTGGTCCACAAACACCCATATGGTATCGTGTCCATTATAGGTCCAAATTCCAACCTTGTCTAGGGTTCTAGTCTGAGATAGATAATCGTCTGGAATTGGATATGTAAATGTTTTTTCAATTTTTGCCATGTTATTATCCGTAAGTAATTGAAATTAGTCCACCGGCGCCGTGGCCGCCGCACCAACAGTTTCCACCATGTGTTTGCGCACTCATGCCGCCACCTCCTGGAAAATAGGATTTAGTGAACCAATTGGTACAAGATCCGTTTGGACCTCCATTGATACATCCGCCTGGACCATACATGGGTCCGCTGGCAGTGGCTGCTGCCAACATGGCATTTTGTTGGAATCCTTGGGCACACCAGCTATATGTATTGTAAGTCGATTGCGTGCCTGGGATACAGACATCGCCTCCATACGCACAGCAGCAATAAGAGTAAGGAATGCAGCAGGTATAGCAAAAACTATAAAAGCAGTGTGTGTCGCCATAGGCGCCGCCACGAGCGCAAAAGTTTGTGAGTCCATAACCCGTTATAAAACTGTCACAGCCCGGACATCCAATGCAGACCGGCGATGTACCAGTGGTCCCACCAGCACATATTGTGTATTGGCAACCTGCGAGAGTTGTACTAACAACGGTTTTTACCGCATAGGCGCCCGAGCCTCCTGGAGCTCCATGCTGGCAACAGCATGAGCCGCCACCGCCACCGCCACCACCCCACATTTCAAACTTTACAAAAGTCGCGCCTGCGGGCACTGTAAATTGGCAGCAGCGACCACCATTGCTGGGTGTATCAACGTTTGTATTGTATATTAGTAATTCTACCGGAATATTTTGTATTACAGTAACTGGAATGGTGTTTAATAACGATCTTAAATTTGACATTGTGAATTCCTTATTTGTAGGTTATCAAAACCATGCCGCCAGCGCCCCAACCACCCCAGCAACAACCACCATAGCTAATAGCTGTACCGCCGCCACCTCCCGGAAATGTGCTGCCTCCAATGAGCCCGCAACCCATCCACCATTCACCGCAGTGAGTGCTTCCCACTTTTGTACCAGCACCAATATAAGTGCCCTGGGGAGCATATTGCCAAGCATCAAAGCCACACCATGATTGGTGGGCAGATCCAGTGAGGCCACACAATGCAAAATCATGCCCGCAGGAGCAGCCGCAGATCACTGTGGCACAGGAATAATTACCACCGATGGCTGCAAAACAACAACTTTCACCGCCCTTGCCGCCACTGGCGCATAAAGCCAATGGATAAGTAGCTGTGGCATTACAGGCATAGCTTGGAAAACCTGAAGTACCGCTGCTGGCTTGGGAACAACAACCCGAGCCACCTGCGCAGATTGTATAGGTCTGACCCGGCACAACCTGTATGGTCTTGCGAGCATATGTACCGGAACCTCCGCCTTGGCTAGGCTGTTGGCAACAGCAAGCGCCACCTCCGTCTCCACCGCCGCCCCAGACTTCAAATCGTGCCCAGCCTACGTTTGCAGGCACCGTCCATAGGCAGCAACGGCCTCCGTTGTTGACGCTGTCAGTGTTGGTGTTGTATACATAGAGTTGACTCCATGTATTAGCAGCCGCTGTCAACGAGACAAACACTCCGTCTGCAAATAAGGCTCTTAGATCTGACATTTGATCACTCTCCTGTCTTTAATGGTGCTCCAATCTCGTCGGGAGCTGGAGGAAATGTTACTTTCCAAGGATCGATCCCCCTAAAGGTATCGGGTAGATCTCTTAGTTTTTGTCTATAGGTTTCCCAGGCCACTCTTTGGTCAGCTGGAGCTTGGGCCAGTTTTACATCGCTGGTGCCGAGTGCAACGTTCCTTGCATTCAGCAGTGTTTCCCAATCCATGTGTGGTTTCTTCCAGGGATATGGCTTTTTGAATCTATGGTTTGCTAGATCATACTCAATTTCGGTCAACTCGTAGGTGTGATCTGGAGGTATTGGGTCAGGATGACCATATGTGGTATTTTCTGGAAGATGTTCTAGTGTATGAGGGAGGTCGCCGTAGATATATTCGTTGTGCAAGAGGCTGGCGATATCTGGATTCACAGCAGCATCGACCTTGACCTTGATCATGCCTGCTGGTGTAGGCACGGTTTCTCCGTTGTCTCTTTCTGTATAATGAAATCTTGCAGTGATTCTGTGAGTATTCTCGTCAATGAAGATCCAAAGATATCTAGGTCCTTTGTAAGTCCACTCGGCTGTTTTTTGAAGTCTGCTGGTCTGATACAGATAAGCATCAGCTATGGCATAGGTAAAGGTTTTTACGATTGTTGTGTTTTCTATCATTTTAATTTCTTCCATTTTATCCGTATGTGATCAGAACAAGGCCACCTGCACCCCAGGAACCCCAGCAGCATCCACCTCCGCAGGCTGTGGCACTGTTGCCTACTCCCCCGGGGAATTTGGCTGGCCCAAATGCGTTGTACCCTTGTATAGTCAAAGAAGTCACGCAGTGATCCAGCCCCAGCCTTGTGTTGTTAGCAAGTTTGTTAGAACCACCGTTCCATTCAAACATGTTTTGCCAGCAATAATTAGACACGTGATTTTGGCTAGTGGTATTTACCGCAGCATAATCATAGCCCGTTGAATAACAACCTAGATTGCACATGCCCCAGCAGATTCCTGTACAGCCTTGATAACTTCTAAAGCATAGAACACAGCCGCCGCAGCCGCCGGGTGAACAACTGACATTAGTACCATTGCTGCATAGCACATAACTCGGGAATCCGCATAATCCACAGCACTGTTGACTACAACAGCCAGAACTTCCTGCGCAAATGCAGAAATAGCTGCCAGATGTGACCTGTAAGGATCGTTTGGCATAAGATCCATTAGATGGACCATAGTAGTGCCCCATGCAGCAGCAAGCGCCGCCGCCCGAGCCGCCGGCTCCCCAGACTTCAAACACAGCCCATGATACTCCGGACGGAACTACCCAGCAACAACATTGGCCACCGTTGAGATGGCTGTCAACGTTAACGTTATAAACAGACAAGGTGTTGTCGCTGTGCCTTGAATTCACTGCTGCTGGAGTGTTTACCAGATAATTTCTGAGATCAGCCATATTGGATCACGCCTTATCTTGTGATTAACCAACCATAGGTAGCACCGGTATAGACCAGTGTTACACATGCATTGTTTACGTTGATTGTTAGATCTTCAGCTAAGTTTTGGATTTTTGCACCATTTCTAGCTACAGTGATATTACTACTAGCAGCGACTCCTGTGGCATCGATGATTTGAATGGTATCATTTTCAATCAATGACGTAGAAATCGGTAAAGTAATAGTAAATCCGCCAGTGGTGCAGATAATTCTGTCGTTAACCACTGCACTATAAGTAGTACCTACAGTTCTTGTTACATTTTGTGCTGTACCGGTTGTTGTTATATATCGTCCCATTTTTATTCCTCTTGAATATATTTATGTCGTTGAAGTCTCGATGCCAAAGACAACCGCATTGACGTTTGCAATTGACGATCGAACAACAATCTTTTGACCGGATCCTATAATTATACCGGTACGTTCCAGAACGCCTCGACCTGGAATTTCAGTATCAAATTCAAGCCATTCTGCATTTGTGGGTGTATCTGCTGTAGCTGATGCCATACGAACCGATCCTGCTCCGTTTGATCTGTTACAGATCGACACACTGACCACGGCAAAATAACCAGCGGGCACTGTATAAACAGTGGTATTTGATCCCGCTACCAAATCACTTACGCCTAATCTTCCTGTTGCCATTTAAATATCTCCATTATGCTTGTAAAAATAAGTTTAGTGCGACAGGATATCCATCAACACCGGCTGTAAAGTTAACCTTACTATTTATGTTTATTTGAACATTTGTTGTAGTAGTAATAGTCTGTCCTGCTATAAAAATCACCCCTGCTGTCAAGGTATTTACGTTCAAACTTGAGCCGCCGCCACCGATCTGACCAGCAATATAGGCTTTTATCGCACGTTGAGTAGGGATGACTGAATCGGAATCGGCAGTAAAGAACGGATCTGTTGAGAATTCAGTGATCGTTGCGCCTCCGCCTCCCAAGGCCAATGTACCCAAACTTAGTTCGTTAAGACCTGCTAGGTTAAATGCATCTGCATTTAGTGTTGCAGTACCAGTGCTTTGTTCAACGTTGAACAAACCGCCAACTCTAAAATTACCGTCTTGGTCGGTGCTGGTAAAGAATACACGACCACCGCCGCTGTCTACAGTTTCGTTAGCAGGTATAGGATCATATCCTGTCAGCGGTAATGCTGGATAATTGGTCGTAGTCTGATTACCGGTACCTATGTCTAAGAAGTCATGACCAGTTAGTCGAACCTGAGAATATCTTCGTCTAATTGAACTCGCTGTCAAATGATCCGGTGATTCCAATGTACCTAGTCTTGGACTTACTTGAAGTTGCGCAGTATAAGTGGAACCTGTGCGTCTTAGGCTTCTTATGTTTACAGTCTTATAATAAACATCGTCGATGCCAGCGATTTGAAGGTTTGATCCAGCTACTGGAACAGCACTTAGATTTATAAATTCAACAAATGCTCCAGTTTGATAATTATCGGCAAGTCCGTCGCCTGTAATAGTTGCAGATGCTGCGGTATAAGCAGATCCTCTATTACTAAAGCTAGGTTGTGCCAATACACCATTTGCGATTCTGACCTGAGAAGTAGCGTCTGCACCTGTATTATTCGGGTCAGTAATGGTGATAGTCGGGGCACTAGAATAGTTAGATCCAGGTTCATGTATCCAAATTTCCTGCAGCTTATTATCCGCTACCCATGCTCTACCAATAGCAGGCACACCGGCATAAAATGCCATTCCTTTTCTTCCGCCGCGGCTCAATGCTATAAATCCTTGATTGGTGTTGGGATCTCCGAATACCACTGTAGAATATAGCTTTCCTATGGTTCCTGACATTGTGCCTGACCCCGAAGACAGTACCAAATCACTGCCTCTCAGAGAAGTGGACAATGTGAATTCTGTGGAACTAATAATAGCCGTTACATAATATCTTCTTGTTTCCGGCGGAACTCCGTTGGTTATGATATTTCCAAACTGTGTTCCGGTAAATTCTAAGGTATCATTCACTGATAAGTTAGTGGTAGAGACTGCCGTGACATAGTTTGTGTTTGCTTGATAGAACAAGTTATGAACGGCAGTACCGGCATAAGCTATAGCCACGCTGTTATAAGCACCGTCCGATGCAGAAGCTGTCCAATTAGCCGAAGTAGTCATAGCTATTTCAGTCCAAGTAATACCGTTTTCCGATATTGCCGACCTAGCACTGTTATAGGCCGTGGCCACAAACACGCTGCCGTTCCAATGAACATTATTCCATCTAGCTGCTGCTCCTGGTAATGTCGATGTTGTCCAAGAAGTTCCGTTTGTACTGTAAGCTGCTACTGTAGTGGTAGTTCCTGAATTTCCAGCAACTGCTACAAATCTGCTGTTACCAAATGTCACAGAACTCCAACGATTTGATGCGATAGTTCTTGCAGTCCATGTTTGGCCACCGTCAGTGGAGCTGGCTGCTGCTGTAGAATTAGCTGTACTACCGCTGACAGCAACAAAATAATTAGTGGCTCCTATTTGGCCATATGCCACACTAGTCCATTCATCACTACTAGGCAATGCGCCTGCAGCCCATGTTGTACCATTAGATGAGTATTGGACTGTGGTTGAACTATCTGCCACAATAACAAATCTGCCATTGCCATATGCTACAGATACCCAGTTTCTTGTAGCAGTTAACACATTACTTTGGTAAGTCCAGGTAACACCGTCGGGTGATGTCATAACATCGTTAGATGCATAATAAGGAATAACCCATAGGCCATTACCATATGCTACAGATCTTATGTCATCGGTATTGGTAGTGATACCAGTGGCATTGTTCCAGGAAATCCCATCAGTTGAATATGACACACCAATATTAGGATTTCCTCTCACAGCAACATATTTTCCGCCACCGTAGCCTACAGAATACCAATTGCCCGATGTTTGGGTTCTAGCAGCCCAACCTCCGTTTTTATCTTTAGATGTAGAAGTAACAGTAATGGTTCCTAAAGTCGCTGACCTTGAAGTCCAAACTAGTCCATCTCTAGAGGTCGCTGCAACACCGCCGTCGCCTAGTGCTAGGAACACACCGTTGCCGTAGGCTATTTTTCTCCAATCAGCATTGAGTGGTAGTTGCCCACCTGCTATCCATGTTGTTCCGGTTAACGAATATGCTGTTTGGCCGTTGTTGTCTGCTATAGCTACCCATCTGTTGTTACCAAATGCCAACGATCTCCAATTTGATTCAGTAGAGTCTGCGTTGGCCGGCATTACCGCAGTCGATGACCATGCAATTCCATCCGAAGAATAAGATGCTGTGTTACTGAAGTTACCTTCAACTTCGACCCACTTTCCGTTACCATACGCAATTGCTACTGCTCCGTTGGTAATCGATCCAACACTCCATGTCTGGCCGCCGTTTGAAGTCACTGCTCTAGTTGTAACCGATGAATCGCTTTCTGATACTGCCACGAATTTGCCGTTGCCGTAGGCCACATCAATCCAATCACCGCCTTCGCCTATGTTAGAAGAAGTCCAGTTGATACCATCGGTACTGTATGCAGCAAATGCACTGTCTCTGGCCACAGCTAGGTATGTTCCAATATTTGAAACCCTACCATAGTCTATAGCGATCCACTCCCTTGCAGTGGGCAACGATACTGTAGACCAGGTAATACCATCTGCAGAATAACCGGCTGTGCTCGATCCGCCAGATACAGCAATGTATGCCGGCGAAATAGCAGTGCCCGAGACTGTAACAGTCAACACTGAAGTGTCTATGGAGTCTATGCCGGTTATAGTCATCGTGATGTTATTGGCAGGGTTAGTTCCGCCTACCAATGCTCCCGACACTGTTAAGGTATTACCTACAGCATAACCAGTGCCTCCAGAATTAATGGTCACTGTGTAAGCTCCCAGTCTCCTTACCACGTTAACAGTAGCGGCCAATCCTGAACCATTGGTTGTTGTAGCAACGGTGGTATAGCTGCCATATGCGTCTCCAAAGACCACATCATTCCAATCCAAAGTCGAAGGCAATGATCTAATTGCGGTCGAATATGGAGGATCTGTGAAAGTTATTCTAGGAGTAATATCATAGATCGTAGTTAGATCCAAAGCAGATACAATAGGTGTACCTGGTACTACATGATCCCATCCTGCAGTGCCAGTAGAATACTTACGAACAGTGGCCACTTTATTTCCTGCATTGTATGTTTGAATATAACCATACTGCCCAGCACCAGTGCCCGATGTAATAAAGATAGCCATGCCCACATAGGCTGTGCTGATTGCGGTGTCTGCGGCAGCAAGTGTGATCTGAGTGGTATTTCCACCTTGAGCCACATTGTTGGCAGTGACATAGCCTGTGCCTCCTATGCCTGAGCTATCGCCTGGATCAGTTAACCGAACCTGAAAAACTCCGCCAAATCGAATTTCATTACCAACTGCGATAGCACCTGAGCCGGCACCTCCTATGGAAACATTAGCTAATGAATAATTTTGTCCAGCATTTCCATATTCGAGAACCTGCACTGTGCTGCCGGTTGTTATAACGTTCCTTACATTTGCTTGGAATGCTCTGTTGTTGACATTACCAGTGATAGCGGTCTCAGTGATATCAAAGCCTTCAGCCACAGATCCAAAAGTACCGTAAGAATTATTTCCATTAGTAGCACGAATCTTGCCGCCATTTTCTGCGAGATATCCAATATGATTGTAGTATGAGAATACAGAAACAAGTTCTGCTCGACCAAGGTTGGTAACCCATGCACCAATACCGTCGCTTAATACCTGCGTAAAGTCATTAGAAACGATAGAATCATTACCTCCTGCATGTAACGATCCGTCGATTTTTTGTCCCACACAACCAGTACCAAAGGTAGTAACGTTTTGAACATATGTAGATTTATTAGTGACCCATACTCTTGTATCAGTTGGTCCCCAACCTGGGTCCAAGCTAACATAAGCACCAGCCAATGGTCTTTGAGTCCCGTAACTATTAGCTGAAGTTAGGCCGTCTGCGTCTCCAGCGCCTGCAGTATTGCCGTCTGAAGTACCGTCAAGGCCTGTTAGAGTGCAGTTTCTAAGTCCACAAGCATTTTTTACATAGAACATGTCCTCTAGTTTAGAACCTGTTAGTGCATTTCTATAATAGCGGGCCGCTGTCACAGAATTGAAATTGCCTGGATAGATTATGTCCTTGACTATAGAATCAACATAGTTGCTGACATCATTTTGACAGCGAGCCTGACTATAGTACCACGACACTGTCATTGATCCAGATGCCACTGTGCTTAGATCAACCGCGGTGCCGTTTAATTGAGTCGATACCTTAAATGATGTCGAAGTGAGTCCAGAAGCTAGTATGTAATATGTTGTGGTTGTATTGATTCCGCCAAACACCGATCCTGAAAATCTCACAGTATCACCTGCTACCATCCATGTCTGTGTAGCGCAGGTAAATGTTTCCGATGTTCCATTAGAAGCTGTCACGGTGGCTTTGAAGGTATTATTAGCATAAGCTGTGGCTTCGGCCATCATAAATGCTTTATTGAGTTCAAGTATTCTGGCACCGTTGATTTGATCAATACTTTCAACAGGTGTATTCGTGCCTGTGATCAATGGTCTAGTGCCAGTATTGACATAATTTATAATGTCTGTGAACAATAGATCAGCCAGTACTGTGGAACCAGATGCTACCACAAATCCTGCTCTCTTTGAAAGATAGTTTAATATGGCTTGAGTAGCCGCTGACTGTTGTGCCAACACTAACAGAGTGCTAGTAGTACCATAATAATAAGATATTCCGCTTTGTATAGATAGATAATTTGATCCAAATCTTAAATCATATATTAATGCGTCTATCATGTATCCCACATCTCGAGAACACACTGTTTCGTCAAACTTCAAAGTAGGGAATTCTCGCTTGACATAGGCCACTGCATCGGTTTGTATAGTTGATTTAGCGGCCAATAACTGTGCAGCCGCTGTTAATATCGCAACAGCTGGCCATGTGATATCCGGAGCTATAGTAGTGGGTGTTGTCCCTGTGTTGATAGTATCGTAGATTTCTTGTACACGTGCCTGTGCAGCAGTAGCAGCACCGGCTGAACCAGCCGGACCTGTGACAGTCTGACTTAGACCAGTGGTTTTAGTCCAGCCAGCAGTGTCTGCAATAACAATATTATCGATGAAACTTTTGATTCTTGCTTTTACAAGCAGAGATCTTGCAGTTGTACCAAGAGCACCAACAAAAGTACCAAATGAATAATAAGATCTAGCTCTGATCTGTGTGGCTAGATTTCCGCCATAGGTCAAATCGTAGACCAGTGCATCTACTAAGTATCCTATGGCTCGTTCGTTGTTGGTTTGAGTCGTACCGCTGTATGAAAATCCGACAAATTCTGTAACAGAATTTGTAATCTGCAAATTAATCCATGCACTGACTTCAGAAATAATAAATGCTCTATTGGCATTTATTAGTCTAGCTCCATCAAAAAATCCGGCAGTATAAGCATTATTAGATCCGCCAGTTGGAGTAGGTCTTACATAGGCATCAGCAGAACCAAGGCCGTTTACAAAAATGTCTTTGATCTCTGCGACATTGTTGACAACGGAAGTGACAGCAGTAGTGCTACCAATACTACCAGCAATTTGGCTGGTTCGATTTTGAGTCACAGTATTTCCTGTTGTAGGAGTAACTGCAGTATTTGCAATAATATTAGGTGTTATAGACTGCAGACGTTGGAGAACAGACACAGATTTAGCTTTATCGTTGTTGGATATCAATTTTACCTGTGGGCTAATTCGTGTAGAACGCAGTTCGTCACCGACGATGGCTGTATGTTTTGGCACTAATATCGGCAATACTTCATAGAATTGACCAGTTTTGACATTAATAGTATACTGTGGTTGATCAGTGACTGGCAGACCTGAGAGATTAGTTGCTGTCAACGAACTAGTCACTATCTGTGCAAGACTGCTAGTGATAGATGATGCTCCTGTTTCGGCGGAATAGCTGAAATCGATAATCTGTTTAATTCTGCTACCAACCGAAATACCATTCAAAGTTTGATAGTTTACTGCTGGTGCTAGATTAGCCAACACGCTGGCTATAACCGTGATTCCATAATTAATAGCAGCAGCACTCTGTAGGTATTCATTCTGCATAGGAGTAACTAATTGAGTACCGGCTGCATTGAAATAGGTTCGTGTTACTTCAATAGTTCTAGCATTTCCTCCGTGCGTCAAGTCATAGATCAGTGCGTCAATGATCAATCCCATGTCACGTTGGCAAGATGCCACATTGGCATTGGTAAAACTGACCCATATTCCTGTGGGATTTGCAATTTGATAATTAACCCATTCTACAATTTCTTTCTGAACGAATGTTCTATTTTGTTTCAATAGATACCCTGCTGCAGAATATTCTGTGCCTTTTTCTATTTGTTCTGAGGCATATCTTATGGTTAGCCAGGGCTTATCAAGTGTTGCACCCTGCACTGGATAAGGTGTGTCAACGCCATGCGGTGCTACATAATAAACATAATTAGTTTTACCCCAATGTTTCCATGCAGGTAAACCATTGACTATTGATAAAATCTGTCCCTCGGTGCCAATAGGCAATCTTGAAGGACCACTAGGTGCATAGTAAACAAGATCACCCACTGTGGTTAACACGCTATCCTCTAATCCGCCGGTGATAAGATTCCAATAAACGCCTCCTGAATCTTTTCCTGGACTATTAGATGTGGGGGTTATTGTACTGTCGTCATCGTCGCTGGTGTGGCCTAGTACGCATACATAACTACCGGCGTTCCATTTTACAATATCGCCTAGCAAATACACAGCAGAATTAACCCATTCTCCTCTCCATCTTAGACCACTGTTTAATCTCGACCAATAGGATGAAGAAGTTTCAGGATTTTGACCGGTACCAGACAGAATACAGGTATAGGTATACCCTCCGTGTCTTACAACCTGCCCTGGAAGATAAGTAGTGCCTGCACTATAATCACCTTCAAATTTAAACGAGGTAGCAAACAAATCCCAGTTATTAGTATCTGTTGGCAATACATTTATGTGTACTGTTTTAGCTATGTAAGAATAACCGCCATAGCGAACGATATCTCCGGGTTGGTATGTGACACTGCTGCTCCAGAATCCCTCAAATTCTATACCTTTGACAAATTGTTCAAAATAAGTTACGTTAAATGTGCCTGCCGATGTATGATTAGTATTACATCTCCATGTGCCGCTGCCATATTTTACAAGGTCATTAACCTTATACTTAGTAGCACCACTCCAGTTACCTTTGTATTCAAACCCTTTGTTAAAATAATCCCACTTGTTTTGGTCATTTTCTAACCCCAGTGCAACAGTCGAAGCTGAAGTATGTCCGATGATACAGATAAATGTCTGACCACCATATTTTACTACGTCGTTTTTCTTATATCTCGTAGCAACTAGCCAATCTCCGGTCCATGCAGTGCCTTCGCTTAGGACATCCCACTTGCTTAGATCATTTTCTAATCCTAGTGCAATAGTCGAAGCTGAAGTATGGCCTTCTTTACAGACATAATTTATAGCACCATATTTAACAATGTCTCTTTCTCTGTACTTTTGAGAATTTGCCCATTCTGCTCGCCATTCAAAACTTTCTGCATACAGTTCCCATTTAGATAGTGTACTGTCATTTAGATTCAGAGCGCCCTCTAGTCCCACACTCAATGACCCAGAAGTATGTCCCACTGAACAAATATAAACCAGCCCTCCATATTTTACCAGATCGTTTTTTCTATAAAGAGTCTGTGCAGTCCAATCACCTCTCCATTCTTGGCCGTCGGCGAACTTGTTCCACTTCGGCGGACTGACTTCGAGATCTGTATAAAAATCTGCAGCAGCTAAATGGCCTTTTACACAGATAAAAGTTGTACCACCATAGCTGACAACGTCGTCTTTATAATATTCTGTACCGGTTGTCCAGTCCTGTTTCCATACAAATCTAATTCTTCCTAGTTTAAATTCAGCCATTTTAGCTCCAAATCAATAATAATATTTATCGTTATCTTAACCGTAGAACCCTTCGTGTCCAGCTAAGAAAAACGTCTGTACCAATAGGTCCCCTTCGAACGGTTGATTAAAATTCACTTTGACAGGAATATTAATCGCTTCGCCGGTGGTTGTTGTAATAAGTGTGGGTCCAACTTTTACTATACCAGCTGTGACCTGAACTGTAAACGCATCTGATCCACCGCCGGATACTCTTCTACCTAGATAGGCCTTGATCGCCCTCTGTGTGGGAATAATGTTGTTAGAATCTGCAATAAACAACGGGTCTGTGGAAAACTCTCTAATAACTACTCCAGATCCCCCCACACTAACTCCACCGATGCTTAATTCTTCCAAACCTTGCAGTTCGAAGAAATCGGCGCTGATAGTCACTGTTCCTGTGCTCTGCTCAACTGCAAACAGTTCTCCTACTCTGAAATTGCCATCTTGGTCGGTACTAGAATAAAAACAACGTCCGCCGCTGTATTCATAAACTTCCTTGTCGGGTTCTAAAACTGTGCCTATTGGAAATAATGTATCTGGGTAATTGGTTTGTAAGAAATTACCAAGACCTATATCTAAAAAATCGTGACCAGTTAAACGAACCTGACTATATTGCTGTCGAATAGTAATATTGGTGTCATGATCCGGACTTTCGGGTATCTTTAATATCTTTGCTATGGTTATTTGAGCAGTATAGTTTCCTAACGATCCCGATAACACTCTAGAATTTAAAACCTTGTATGTATAGTCGTCGATACCGCTGATATTGAGGTTATCGCCCGGACTAGGCAATCTTGTAAGATTGCTGACTACTAAATATCTACCTAATTGATACTGATCTTTGAATCCATCTCCGGATAACACCGCGGTTGTAGAAATATTAACATATCCTATACCTCTATTAATAAATGTAGGATTGCCTAACACACCGTCAGCAAGTCTTACACTAACAAGAACATCAGAAGTATTGTTTGGATCTGACAATACCATTGCCGGCGGAGAAGTGTATCCACTACCAGGTTCCCAAATTAGTATAGAATCTACCCTACCAGATTTAATAACTACACGTCCCTGTGCTGTAGGTCCTGTTGTAACAATACTGCCTACTGTATTGTCTGTTGAACCCGAGACACATATAAATTTACCAACAGCGCCGCCTGCTACTCCCCTCCAGGTAGAAACTGCCTGTAGAGTGTTATAATTCCAAGTAATACCATCCAAAGATGTTGCAAAAATATTGCTTCCGTCTGCTACTGCGGCAAACAGACCTTGTGAATAAGTGAGATCCTGCCAGTTTTGTCCGTCGATAGACGAAACATTCCATGTAATACCGTCAAAGCTCCAAAACACATCGTCGGCTAGAGGATATCCGCCTGCGATAGCGACGAATCTATTATTACCAAATGCTACAGCCTTGCATGATCCTGCAAAAGATCCTAGATTCCATGTGGCTCCTGCATCTGTGCTGTATACTGTAGCAGTGGTAGTGGAATCGCTTTGTGCTACTGCTACAAATTTTCCAGCACCGTAGGTCACATCGATCCAGTCTGCGCCTTCGGGAAGATTCACTGAAGTCCAGGTCTGGCCTGAATTAGTTGAAATTAATGCCACGTTTGTGCCGGTAGATACTGCTACCCAGGTTCCGGCACCATAGGCCACAGAACTGTAAGCTCGCTGTGGTACCGTTGGGGTGGTCCAAGTTGTGGCATTAGAAGATCTCATAATCTGTCCATTTGATGCCACAGCGATAAAATAACCATCAGCACCATAGGCCACTTTTTCCCATTGATAGTTATGGGGTGTTGTTACATAGGACCATGTGGTTCCGTTTGACGAATATCCCACAGTGCTCGAACCTTTACAAACTGCTACCCAGGTGCCATTGCCATAAGCAATGCTTTGCCACTGTCTACTTAGAGGCATGGTAACTGCGGATCTGGTAAATCCTGGACTTGTAAAGGTCACTCTCGGCTCAATGGAATAGTATGAGGTAGTGTCTAATAACGATTCGATGGTTGTACCCGAAACCAAATGATCCCAACCTAGTTTATGGATATACATAGTACCCGATCCGTTGATCAAGCCGAACACTGAACCAGGTCCTGGTGAACCCGAAATAGTGATTTGATTATTTCCTACTAGAGTTCTCACATAATAGACTGTGTTATTTTGTATATTTCCAAAAGTGGTTCCTCTAAAAATAATAGGATCATTGACACGAAGCGTAGCATTCGAGGTTACATTAATTAAATTACCACCAGCTGCATTTATGGTTGAAGCTGACGTGATTCTATTAAATGTTTCGCTGGCAATATAGGCAATTTTTCCAACATCGTCATATTCTGCAATATAACCATACTGTGCTGCTCCTGTTCCTGTTAAAATAAACAGTCGCATGTCTCGATAAGAACTAGCAACTTCTTGATCAGAGCCAGCAATGGTAATAGAGATATTATTACCCGATTGTGCATTGTTTCTAGCAATAACATAGCCTCCGCCACCTGCATTGGTAGAATCTCCTGCATCAATTATTCGAACTTCTGAAATTGCTCCATTTCTGATCTCATCGCCGACTGCCTGTGCAGATTGGCCAGCTCCTGATATATTAAATATAGCCGATGTATAATTTTGACCTGTATGACTGAAGAAGAATTTCTGTATGGCTCCTGTGGTCGAAGTCAATGCCGAATCCACTGTGGCATCATAGTATCTGTTATTTACGGTAGCTGTGATTGGTGTTTCGTCTAGACTAAAACCTTCCGCAGAAGCTCCATAACTGCCGTAAGAGCAATTACCATTAGTGCCCCTGATTCTACCTCCGTTAGTGGATAGATAACCGATATGATTATAGTACGTGAACACAGACACTGCTTCAGTTCTTCCGGTGCCGTTACACCATATTCCTATACCATCACTTAATACTTGTGTAAAGTCATTAGAAACTATGGTTTGATTGCCCCCGGCATGCAGATCACCGTCGATTTTTAATCCTACACATCCGGTTCCAAAAGTGGTAACATTCTGTATATAAGGAGATTTGGTCCCTACCCATACTGTGTTATCATTAGGGCCCCATCCTGGATCTAGGCTAGTATATGCTCCGGCGGTTGGGCGTTTAGTTAATGACGGTTGTCTAGTCCCTAATGTACCATCTAACCCTACGAGTGTGCAGTTGCGCAGACCTGTGCCGTCCTGCATTAAAAACATGTTTTGTATCTTATTCACTGAACCAGTTTTTGCATGATAGAGATACTCGCCAGTTCTAGCTGATAGATAATTTCCTGGATATCTCAAATCATAAGCAAGAGCTTTGAGAATCCTCAATACATCGCCGTCAAAGTATTGATGAATGCTGTAAGTTGGTTTCAACGCTCTAAGAAATCCTCTCGTTTCATTGATTAAAAATGTTATATTGTTTTCTATAATTGTTGCTGCCTGCAACCTCGAAACTGTAGAGGTAATGTTATTTGTAGCATTGATAGTGGTTTGTGTATTGGTCACTAATCGAGCTCTCATCTGCTGCAGAAATGTTAATGTTTCAGTTACTTCCGAGGAAGTGCCGTACGGTGCTGTTAAATTCTGAGGTATAATGCCATATAAATCAGTACCATACGCCGGAGATGCTAAATTTTCAGTTCCGATCTGTTGACCCAATATAATATATCTAAGGTTGGCCTGTAGATAATCAAATGTATCTATCATAGCTGAAAAATCTGCAGTTGAATATCTATTAATTTGAGGTTTTATTATAGTGCTTCTAAGTTCGTCGCCTACAATTGCTACAAATGCAGGAACATGCAATGGTAAGATTTCTTCATAAGTTCCCGCTTTAACAAAAACAGTAGCTGGACCAGTGATATTTTCTAATGCGTATCTAATAGTTCTCCACGGCGAATTCATGCTTGTACCAATGCCAACCTTATCTGTTCCTAGAGTGGATACATAATAAACTTTAGTTGATGCATTAAACTGTGTATAGCTAACTGAGCTGTTAACTGATTGAATCACCGATCCCTCTGGGCCTGCAGGAAGACTTTTAACTCCTATAGTACTGCCGTCGACTGTTAGTCCATAGGTCTTTATATCGCCAGCAAATTCTAAAACATTCCGATCACTAGCATATGTGTATTTTTCCCAGTATAGACCAGCTTCATCACCGGGTCTATTTCCGTAAATCGATCTGTGTTTTCCTACGCATCGATAAGATCCAGATTTATATAGTATCAAATCCCCTGTGACATAGGTTATAAATGGAGCCCATTGGCCTTTCCATTTGGATCCGGGAATAACTAATTCCCAAAATTCGTTGTTGATTGTGCTGCCGTCGTCGGCAACATCAACATCTTCTGATTGAGAATCTCTCTTAGCTACATATAGCTGACCTTGCCTTCTAACAATGTCTCCTACTTGATAACTGCCTTGAGAATACCATTCCCCCATGATCCTTGTATTAACAAACAATATAGACCAGTCATTGACTGAACCGTTGCTATCAGGTGAAGGTTGAGAATTTATGTTAGACGTATTACTAACGAACAAATAACCACCGTAGTTTACAATATCTCCGGGTTGATATAAACTACTATTGTTCCAAGATACATCAAATTCTTCGCCAGGGCAATATACCTGCCAGAACATTGAGTTAAAAAATTCGCCGCTGTTTATAGAATGCGGGTTTATACACTTATAAAGATAACTACCGTATTTTACAACATCACCTATATGATAAAATTCACCTTGAGACCATTCTCCCGCAAATTCAATCCCCTCAAATTCAACAAACCATTTTGATTGATCATACTCAAGACCTTGAGATATAAATCCTGTTGATACATGTTGTTCTAAACATCTGTAAACTGTTCCACCGTATTTCACTATATCACGTTGATAGTATACGGTACTGGTAGACCAATTTCCTTTCCAAATGTTATTAAAAAATAACAATTGCCACTTGGCAAGGTCTGAAATTATCCCAGAAGCATAAGTCGATGCAGAAGTATGAAACTGGACGCATTTGTAAACATTACCGCTGTATACTACAACATCACCGATGCTATAGACTTTCGAAGGCATCCATTGATTTTTCCATTTCTGTGTGAGGCTGTAAATAACCCAGTAATTATCGGAATAATCGTCTACAAAATTTTCTTCAATTTCTACTGAAGTGTGTGGTTCTATACAAAGATAAACAACAGCCCCGACTTTAACAAGGTCTCCTAAATTGTAGTAGGTGTTTTCAGTCCAAGGTCCTTGCCAACTCACTGCGTCAATCATTAATACCCATCGAGGAGCCAAAGACGGCGGAATTTCGTTATTTAAAAAATTTAAATCGTTATAAAAATCGGAATCTGCAATGTGTTGAGCAATGGCAACATAAACTTTGCCGCCGCTATTGACGATATCGTCTTTGAAATATTCGACTCCGGCGGTCCATTGCCCTTTCCAGTTGTATCGTAGTCTACTAAGTTTAAATTCTGGCATAATTAATCCTAATCTTAATCTTCTGAGTCAAGGTCGTTGTAGTTGTGTCCGTTATTTATTTTGACAACTAACTGTCCTTCGGCGTCGATGTAATAAAAAATTGGTCTATCGTCCCAACGATACTGTTGATATTTCAAATTTTCAAACACTGTGTTATGGTTAATATCAATTCCTTCGTAGAAGTCGACTCCGTTTTCGAAATCATTATAATTTCCAATATCCTCCCCCGGAATATTAACTTCAATCGAATCTCTGCCTTTGATTTGATCACTTCTTACTAAGAAAATGCTACCATTTTCATTTTTTCTCAAACCATAGAAAAATCTCGGAGCACCTCCAAGACTCTGTTCTGGATCTTGACCTAGATAAAAGTTGCTGTTTGACATATATTATCCTTTAAGAAATTTCAACAAAACTCACTGTAGCATCTATGCTATCGGCGGTATCGCTGACCACTCTTAGTATATGCCCCTCTGGCAGAATCAATTTTTCACCGTTAGTTACTATTTTAGCAGCAGTATTAGGAGGAATTGTTAGCCCTTTAATATAATATGCTTCAGTGCTACTAGAATCTACAACTATAACACTAACATTAACTGTGTCATAATCTGTAGAATTAGCTAGATTGCAACCGATCACAGTGGTTCTAAACCCTTCTGGTGTGCTAACAACATCAACTGGAGTAATTCCGATTCCTGTTTCTACTGAGTTTCTAAATTGGGTTGGCATAATATTATCCTATCGTTAGTGCAAATCTAATAGCAATATCGTTGGCCGTGCCTTCTGATACAGCTCCTATAGTACCAGCAGGCGACGCCCACGTTGATCCGTCCCATAGTTCTAATGCTCTAGAATCTGTGTTATATCGCATCATGCCTTCTATAGCATATGCAGTTGGTCTTTGGCTGGAATTTCCTTTAGGCGGAATAAACGCATTAGTTCCTTCAATTTTGAAAAAACCAGATCCACTTTGTTTAATTGTTGTTATGCTATTGTTAACTGTGTTTGTTATGATGTTGTCAAGAATTGCAAAATTTCCAATTCGTACAACACCGGTGCCGCTGGCATCTAAAACAAGATCATAACCTGGGTTAGAAGAAATTTGATTATTGGCAAATATCATATTACCAATATTGAATGTGTTTAGACTAATTGTATCTGCATTAACAGATCCAGCATATAAATTTCTCCATCTAAAACTCGAACTACCTATGTCGTAGGTATTATTAGTCTCTGGGATTAGATCGCTGGCAATACTTGCATTAATTGTGATAGTATCCGACAACGAGTCGCCAATGATTAAATTACCATCTATAGTTATGTTACCAGTGGCTGTGATATTGCCAGTGACATCGAGATTTCCAGTAATTCGTGAATCACTAAAGATCGTTGTTTTCCCTGTGCCGTTGGGTCTTAGTTCTATGTCAGCATTAGTGGCACCGGCTGTGGATATAACATTACCGTTGAGTTCTATGTCATTTACTATTAATCTAGAATGATAAACTGTGGCTTCACCGCCACTGGCTACGAAATTTATTGTTTTTTGATCTGAATTTATTGTATTACCGGATATGGTAAAATTACCAATGTCAAAAAATCCAGTAACTTCAAGGTTGGTAGTACGAGAAGTACCAACAACGTCTAGAGCGTATTGAGGAGCAGCAGAATTAATACCAATTCGGCGATTTACAACATCAAGATAAAGAAGGTCGGTCTCAAAGGCTAAATCGACTCCATCACGAAGCAGATTTGACTTTAAGAGCGGACCTGAAATTCGACCAATAGCCATTCGCTCTCCTCATTACCCCGTGTTTCACGGTTAACCACCTTACATTGCGGGTTTACCACAGTTTGACCATACGAGAAATGGTCGTTTCTCGTAATCAAATGTATTTATATCAAATAAGGATTTAACCAAAGATGAGGGTATAAACGTGACCAAGTTCTTGCATGACGACCGGAGTTATTACGGCGCCGCCGCCAGTGGCCACTTGCCACACAGTGCCGTCAAAACACTCCATGTAGCCTAGTTGGCGATTCCAGCGAGTCTCGCCAAGCTCGACTCCTACACGTTGACTATTATTTCCAACCGGAATCAGCATTGCATTAGTGTCGTTGACTGTTAAAAATCCTTGACCGGTAAATTTGAAAGTGATATTTGAATTATTTAGATTAGTAATATCACCGTTGTTGAATTTCAATCGTTCAATGTTAATATTTCCAGTAGACGATACTAATGATATAGAATCATTACTCTGAGTTGAAGAAATAGTATTTCCGGTAAATCTTAATTGATCACTGATATTTAGAGTTGTAATAGAAACAGTTCCGGCGACAAAACTGCCTGTTAGCCAAAAATTTTCCCAACGACGTGTATTACTACCAAGATCGTAAGATAGTGTTGTGCCCGGAATAATAGACTGAGTAAAGTCTGGATTTACAGTTACTCGATCAATTCTGTTATTTCCTACAGTAAAAACTCCATTTAGCTGTACATTTGAGCGAGATCGAATATTTTGATCTACTTGTAAATTACCATTAATAACAGTATTTGAATTATATATTACACTGCCAGTACCGCTAGGATCAAAATTTATACTTCCATTGAGATTCTGTGCTGTGATAAAATTGTCTTTGATCCTAAGATTAGCAGCAATAACATCACCGTACTCTACATAAGCGTCAGCACCAGTAGGTTCGATAATTATCGGACCACTTACAGAAGAAATAGTATTGGTAGAGTTAATGATTAAACTACTCACAGTAGCGGTTGTGCCTGTGGCTAAAAAATTGCCTGCAATTTTAGATTTCCCTACAACGGTTAGATCTCGCACAGGTGCATCAGAATTAATACCAATTTTTTCTGTTCCGGGCTGTACATCAAGATATAGTAGGTCAGTGTCAAAGGCGAGATCTACACTGTCTCTAGTGAGATTATCTTTGAGTAACGGTCCTGAAATTCGCCCCAATTGACTCATTAGTTTGCAAACCCAAAATAGATAGTAATATATTTGTCCGAAGGAGGCGGACTAGTAAATTCGATATAGGTATTGCCTGAACCTAGATAATTATACAGAAGAGTGTAATTAGTAACTGATATTTGAAAAACGTTTTCTATGAATACTAAAATATTATTATCAGAGCTTGGAACTTGAGTTAATGGACCAAATCTTACCGTAGAGTAATCCCCAGGCCCCAATGTTTGTTTAGTAATTGTAGTAGACCCAGGTGCCCTAACAACTTCCCAAACTCCGTCTATGTATGCTTCTATAGAGTTGGTAGTAGTATTATATCTCATAAAACCATTTGCTCCCCCGGCGGTTCTAACTCCGCTGAGATTAGGACGCTGACTTGTAGTACCTTTAGGTAATCTTAAACCGCCAGATAGTTCCATAACTGCGCGACCATAATGATTAGTGAATAAGGTTTGATCACTTGGACTATACTTACTGATAGTTTTTTGTTTTAAGAATCTCATACCGGTAATGCACTCACTGTAATACTTAACAAGTTTCCAACGCTGGCTTTAGCACGAATTTGATCAGTACCATAGGCAACACTTCCCTTTAAAACGATTCTTTCATCACTGAAAAATACTGTTTCTCCTGCAGGCACAATCAAATTTTTAACAATGGTATTGGTATCTGAACTGATTCCTCCAGCTGCTACTAAATTTAAAGTCAATGTACAACTATTAATAGTCTCATCTGTTAGATTGGGCGTAGCTGTGTTACAGACTATGATGTTTGTGATAGCATTATCCTGGGCAATCACTGAACCAGCAACTGGAGCTCCTGTACTGGTACTGGTAAACACTAAGGTGTCACCTGAAGTTGTTAGTCGTGTACTATATATCATTTTTTTATCTCTTAAAATATCATGCTAAAAACAAGAGCTTTACTTTTGCTTATCAGCTCGTCGTTTTTAATGGTGTTTACAAAATATAATCCAGTACTACCTACGCCAGCAGATGAAGAGTATAAATGCACTGATCCGGCTGTGCTAGCAGGTATCGAACCAACTGTTACTAACTCTAATCCCTTGTTTGTTTTTAATTTTCCGGTACCACTGGTTACAAAAGAAATATTTTGATTGCTGTCGTCTGCTGTAATTGTATAATCACTAATAGTCAAATTTTGAATTTTAGCTCGATCAATATAGAAGAATGCATTTGGTGTGTCGTCAATTACAATTGCAACTTCGGATTCAGTTACTAGAATATTATCGTATCCTCGATCGCCCGCATCAACATCACTGGCAATTACTCGAGTGGCTGTACCTGTTGGATTTGCAGGAGTATTAGCATCTGAAATGATCTGTCTTGCGGGTTGATTCTGAATAGCATCGACCACAAATTTTCTGTTAGGAATATCGTCATCGTCTGTGACTTGATCTTCGTAGTTAAGAGTACCTAGTACTTTTATAACCCCAGTGCCTTGCCCGATCAATGTCAAATCTCCAGAGTCAACGTTTGAATCTGTTAATATGTATCGAAGTTTTAATCTACTGTCGGAAAAATTATATCCAGATGATACAGTTCCGTTAGCAATTCCCCACGAACCATCTAATTCGTTATAAACAAACGCAGTATTATCTAGACTGCCTCGATCTACTTCGACACCAGAATATATTAAACTAACTCCTGTTCCGGTTTCTCCGTAGTTAAGAGTTATGATATTATCCTGAACCTGTAGATTTTCAGTAGAGACAGTTAATGTGTCGCCGTCGACTATTAAATTACCTGTAACGCGAACATCTCCGATTCCTGCGCCAGTATCAAGGGTGATACTGGCACCTTCGGCAGTTTTGATGTTGTAGTCCCCGTTGACTTGAAGAAACTGTCCCATGTGCTATCCTAAATTAAATTGCTGTTAGTACAATGTAGTCTGCTGATGAATCAGATTCTAGGTACCATTTATATACTGT